GCTATTTTAAATAATTTAGCAATAGTTCCCATTACTTTCTCATCACCGTGTTTATAAAACACATTATTCCATCTAGGTCTTTGTATATAATTAAAATCTTTATCTATTGCAGAAGCAATGTCTTCAATTAATTTTTTTGCAATTAATAATGATGATTTAAACCAATCTGGATTTTTTATTAAAAAAGTTTCTATTGTAGAAAGTCCTTTAGAAGTTTCAACTGCTCTACTTGAATATGCTTGTTTTATTAATGTCTTATATTTAACTTGGAAATCTTCATAACTTGGTGTCTTCTCTTTAAGATAAACATCCCACTCTTTAATTTTACTTTTACCTAGAACGTCAGCTATATAACAAAATATTGCCTGTGCTCCTTCTGCTTCTGATGGTGAATCTGCCATTTTCTCTCCTATGACTATTTATATGAGAGTTAGTTAGATTTAAAACATAAGTGTTTGACAATGCCACCGTTCTCTTGCCAGACTTTGTTCTTGTTTTGAAACTTTGCTAATTTATCTGCGTCTTCTTCAAAAAAGAATTCTGAAACTATCTGATTGGTTGGTTTCTCAATGACGTGCCAAAGTATTTTTCTATCTTTCTTAACTAACTTCTTCTCATAAGAAAGTTTATACTTGTAGATAGCAGGTCTTTTATCACCTCTACTAAACCTAACTTTTTGTTTTTTCATTTTTTTTTCTTGCATTTTTCTTTTTCTTTTTACCAAAGATATGATTCCAACCATCTTTGTATTTTTTATTTCCTGGTCTCCAAAAACCGTCCCATTGCTTTCCTTTAACGCCTGACCTCATTATACTTTAAAAAATGTATTAAAACTTAATACAATTCTTTCTGCACTTTTATTAACACTATCTCCTGAACCGTGCATTAAATAACTCGGCCACATTACCATTAGTCCTTTTGTAGGTGTTATTTGATGAGTGTTTTCTGTTAGAGAAGCAGGATTTTTAAAGACTAACTTGCTACTATTTTCATCTGCTTTTAAAAATATAACACCAGAGATAATTGATTTAGGATGACTGTGATATTTTAGTGTACTATCTTCACCTTGTACATTACACCAAGAGTCTTGCATTCTTTGATTCTTTATATAAACTTCGTTCATAATTTTATCTTCTATATCTTTATGATAGTCTAAAATATAAGCGTTACCTCCCATAGAAATATATGTTGTTTTAGCATTACCTTTAAAGTAATCATACTCCTTTAAATCGTTTTTGATTATACTATTAATTATTTTATCTATTTCTGTATCATTTAGAAAATTATATTTCTCATATATATCTATTGTAAAAATAGTTTTCTTATCCATTATACTTTAAAATCTGAAAATTTATCGTAAGCAGTTTTCTCTTCTTTTGTTTCCTTTTGATTAGAGTCAACTATGTTTTGTGCTTGTTGCCCTACATCATACAATCTCATTTTTGCCCTATCAACTCCTACAATAAATGACCGATTGATTGCTAGGTCGTTATATCTATTCTTTAATTGTTTAATCTTTAACTGTCCTAATGCTTCTAAATCGTCATTGGATATTATTGCAAACATAAAATCTGCTGTTGCAGGTAAACCAAAACTTTCTGCTGTATCTTCTAAACCTATATCTGTTGAAACAAATCCAGTTCTTGTTGTTTGTGTAGCAGAAAACAAAGGTACATTAAATTCTACTGCAAGTCCTCTTAACTCTTCAGCGATTGCCTTAATATAAAAATAAGAACCTATATTGCCACCTTTAAATCTACTTGACGCACATATATTTAAATAATCTATGAATACTACATCTGGTTTAAAACTTTTCTTTAATGCAAGTTCATTAAACAATGCTCTAAAGTGTCCACTATGAGCAGACGCTGTTGGATATTCTTTAATAATTAATGTCCCACCAGTTTTCTTTCGTAATTTTTCCATTTTATTTTCATATAAATCTTTTGGCATTGTATGTAAATCATCTATGGTTACATCTAAAAGATTTGCGTCTATTCTTTCTGCAATTCTTTCCTCCGCCATTTCTAAAGTGATGTATAGAACATTTAAACCTTGTGTTAAATATGCACTTGCACAATGACACATAAACAAAGATTTACCAACACCTGTTCCTGCCAATGCAATGTTCAAAGTCTTACTAGGAACACCACCTTTGGTAATTCTATTCATATAATCTAAATCAAATTGATATTTTGTTTCTTTTGTATGATACCATTTAAATCTCTCTTCGGCGTCACCTATATAATCGTGCCCTATATGTTGGTCAAATGATACTGCTAATGCGTCTGCTAATATACCAGGTATGGATTCTGGAGTTCTCTTACTATCTTTCTTATCTAAAATTCTAATACCACTTAATACAGCATTATGTACTGCTCTATCTTTACAAAACTTTTCAGTTGTATCTAACAACCATTGTGGATCAGAATCTAATTTAGATATAGAATTAACAATTTCTTTTAATGTATTATGTTCATCTTCATTAATATCTTTTCTTTGAGATAATTCTATGATGATTGCTTCTTTTGTTGGAAGATTATTATACTTCTCAACAAACTTATATATTTCTGAAAATAAAATCTTTTCAGTTCTTAATGGAAAATAATCTTCTTTTAAAAATGGTAATACTTTTCTAGTATAATCTTCTTGAAAAAAGAGATTATTTAAAATTGTAGTTTCTATTCTTTCGTTCATACGTAATGTAAATAACTTCCTATTATATATTTTGGTTCTTCTATTGGTTTATGTCCTATATGTTTATAAGTCCACAAAGGTGGAAACATTAATAATCTACCTGCCTTTGGTTCAACTTTCAAATCATATTCAGGAAAAGAAGTATGACCTCCCTTATTATCTTTTAAATATAAAAAGAATACAAGAAATCTTTTTGCACTTGCATAGTCCATAACATCAACGTGTTCTTTAAATTCATCTGCATTATTAACTTCATATTTCTTAAAACGGATTTGTTCAAATCCAAATTTTTCTGGCCATTGGTGTATCTTATCTATCTTATTATCTTCACAATACTTATCAACATATGGTCTCATTGCTTTATATAATATATCCACATATTCTTGCCAATCTGTATTTAAATTTATATTAATTTCTGTAAAAGACCTATGACCTTTTAATTCTGTTTTAATCCATTGATGTTTTGAATCTTCAAACTTTTCAACTAAATGATGGCATTGACCAGCATTTAATACATCATCATAAACATTAATATAATTTTTATTTTTCACTTTTTATTTTCTCATCTAATAATTCTATCAATAGGTCACCAATATAATCTACAAATTCTTTATTATCAACATCCAATTTCTCTTCTGTAGGATTTAATTTAACAGTGAAATCAAACTTCATAGGTAAAGTACCATCAGGATTTTCATCCTTTCCAAATCCAACTTTACCATAGTGATAAATTACTCCTCTATACTTACCTTCAGTAAGTTTTATACAGGAAAAATCATCACCTTCTCTTTGAGCAAAGGTGTATCTTTTACTCTTCGTCTGATCCGTATGTGAATTTTTTGTTTGCGTATTCATCTATTTTCTTTAATATTTCTTTTGTAAAATACTTATCTGGATTATCATTAATTTGTTTACCAAATACTTTAGAACCATCTGGCATTTCAAATCTAGTTGATACCTTCTTAAAGATACCTGCCTCTTCTCCTAGTTCTAATAGTCCATAATGCTTATCCAAACCGTGTTTATAAGTTAACTTAACATCCACTTTAGCATTTTCTTTAGTAATTCTTGATTTATATATTTTACAATGAATAATATTTCCAATAACCTCGGTACCCAATTTCTCTTTTCGTTTACCAAGATAGATGATTGTTGAAGCAGCGTATTTCAATCCTGAACCGCCACCCATTTCTTTTTGTGGGAACATAGAACCAATCACATCATAAGTATGGTTGGTCATTAACAAAGGAACATTTGCTTGTCCTAGTTTAAGTGTTAAAACTCTAAATGTAGATTTGACAATTTGTGCCCTTGTCATATCTCTTGTTTCTTTACCTTCTGCTGTGTCTTCCATTTCTTTTGTAGTAGATAGCATTCCTAAACTATCTAACACAAACATTAAAGGTTGTCTGTTATCTTCTTCTTGTTCTAAATATTTGTCTAGTATTTTTATTGATTGACTTCTAAATTCTTGTACAGTTGATACTGGTACTACTACTACTCTTGTACTATCAACACCTCTATTTTCAATCATTTCCTTTGATACAGCATTTTCTGATTCAAAGAATATAACTCCTGAATTTTTATCTTTATCTAAAAAATGTTTGATTACTCCTAATGCAAAAAATGTTTTACCTGTTGCGGCTTCTCCTGCGATTGCAGTAATACGATTGCCTGGTAACCCACCATAAATTGAACCTGAAAGAAGAGCATTAAAAGAATAAGAACCTGTATCTATAAATGAAACAACATCACCTGCTGTGATACCTTCACTTGCTAAACTAGCATATTCATTTCCTGTTTCTTTAATAATTTCTTTAAGAAAGTCCTTCATACTCACTCATCTCCTGTTCCGTATATGATAATACATAAAATTTTATATTGTTAATATAACATAATTCCTTGACCGAGTCAAGTTCCTTTGGTAGAAAGTTATGACTAATATAATCATCTGGTTGTCTATATATCGTTATTCTCACACATTACTCTATCATTACTACAATTAACATCAATATTAAAACTATTACTATGCAAACAAAAAAGTTAAATAACATACTCCAGCATCCAAGTAATAAAAAAGAATACTGCTAGTATTGTTAAACTACCTATTATTGTTTTAACTATAAAATCCCCCATACATATATATTTATCCTATAAACTCTTCTAACGTTCCTAATCTACTAGTCTTAAACAAGTCAATTTTCTCTCCAAAGCACCAAATATTTTCAATAAAAGTCATTGCCATAAAAACATTTAACTCTTCTTTAGTTTTAAATTTCTTATTACCTTGAGGACGTTGCATAATTCTCATACCAACTTGACCTAAAAATTTATCTTTAAAAGTATCAACTAGTTCATCACTTGACCTATATCTTTTATTCTTAATTTTTGGATCCATAATATTAACAAACATATATTTTGATTTACTTAAAGTCTTTTCTGCAACTAGAAGATAAAAACTATCTCTCCATTTTTCATACTCATTAAACTTATGCCAAGATTGTAATTCTTCTTTCTCACCACCTTTATTATATTGTTCAGTACTAAAATAAGGTGGACTTGTAAAGGCACAATCTATATCTGGTAATTCATTATAAGGTAAATCTTCTGCACCACAATTCCATATCTTAACAGTTTTATTTGGGAAGAATTTACTATACTCTTCTATTTGTTTTTGATAATTCTTATACGTATTTGGATTAGGATCACAACCATAATAATATGTTGCCTTACTAGCAAAGAAGCCAGCAAGTCTATCTCCCCAACCACAACTCGTATCTAATACTGTTTCTGCATTGGTTATATCATATATTGTTTTTGCAACAACTGGTTTAAATTGTGTTGCAATATATGTACCCAATCTAAAGGCACTCATATAAGTATCTTTGTCTAAAACTCTCTTCATATTAATACCTCTCCATATAGGTCCTAAACATTTCCATATATCTCTTGCGTTACCATTTTGCCAAACTTCTATCGGCGCTCTAAATCCATAACTTGAACAATTTAATCTTAACTCTTGATTAAAATAATTAGAACAAGTATTAAATGTATTTGGACCATTTATAAGACCCAAACCATATTCTTTAAAATTATATTTGTAATCTTCATACTTTTCAAATACGTCTTTTGTTATTTGTTCTTTAGGTGTACATATAGATGAAGTATCAAACTTTGATAATGCAATTATATTATTACGCATATCATCATAAGATATTTGTCTTAAAGGAAACTTTGGTCTGTAAGTAGCAATGTATTCTGCTAGTACTTCTCTAAATCTTTCCTTACCTAATTTTTCAGTCCATCTATCAAACTGAATTGTATCCATAATAGGTAGACCATCTTCATTAGCAAACTTTTTTAAATCTATTGTATATAAATCCATTATATTTCATTTCCCCAAGCATCCCAACCATCAATTTTATGTCTGGCAAATAATTCTATTCTAGGTAAATCACCACATAGATTAACTATATCATTTCTAATTCTATCTGGTTTTCTACTATGCTCTCTACGTTCACTCACTACTAATCTATCTACGTTACCACTTATTCTTTTTGGGTGTCCTCTAGTTGCTAAAATACATATCTCTGGATTTGCTCTAGTCCATAACCCAGGTCCTTTAAAAAAATAATTTTTAATTCTCTTCTTGTTCATCTTCACCCAATAAAAAGCAACCGTCTTGTACGTAAATCCCCACTTCTCTACTATAGGAATCTGTTTATGTAATAATGGATCTGTACACCACATAAACAATGCACAATCTTTTTTTGCAATATCTCCAATTGGTAATTCTTCAATCTCTTTCATTGTCATTGTTTTATAATGATGAATAGGATTTGTTTGTGCCTTAGCATTATTCCAGTTCTGGAAATGCCAAGGTGGATCTGCATAAATTATATTATATGTCTTATCAATATCCATATGCCTTACCTAAAAATCTCACTACTAATAAGAATAAAATAAACTGCCAAAGTTTTATAGTAGTATTCTGTGCTAAAAAACCTCCAAACAATACAGCAAAAAACATTATAAAATTGTTCATCCGAAAAATGCCTCCAGATTTGCTCTCTTTTCGTGTTCCCAACCTATTGAGTTTAATATAAATCTCATAGGGTCTAGGAAAGTTTTTTCAAATTGTATTTCATAATCAATATATTTCTGTAGATTAAACTCTTTTGGTAATTGTGTTACATAACTAATCACATCAAACTTAAATGGATTTGCCTCTAACAATTTAATAAATTTAATCTTATCTCCTTCTTGTATATAAGGATACTTATTTTGTAATTGAAATTCTTTTACTTGGTGATTATAAATCAACGCACCTTTAACGTGTATTGGTGTACCTTTGATAAACACATCTTTACTACTGCCATATTTTCTCAAATTATTACAAGACCTTGGAAATGATATCTGCTCAGCAGACATATTCATAAATTCTTTTTTGAAACCTGCAATGAAAGTATGTAAATCTCTTTCAGATTTACTCATTATAATTTTAATTGCCTCTTTAATTTTACCACGACACACTTGTGGAGTTGAAGATTTAATTGCCTCTATACCCATAATCTTTAATTTAGGTTCAGACAATCTTACATCTTCCTCATCTAATACATTTAACATATATCTTTTTTTCGCAACCCATATACCTTTGTTCGCAATAACTTCACGTGCCATAACCATTGCGTTCTTAAATGCGTTAGTATAATCTGCAATGTCTTTAAATTGTTTTGCAATAAAAGGTTCTAATTTGTTATCACATACCTTAGCAAGAAAATCACATACTTGTTGGTCTGTTTTATCTTTACAAGTCTTCTCTACAAATTTATCAAACGATACATAAATTGAATCTGTATCAGACGCTAGTACATAATCTATTTCATTATGTGTTTGTAATACTTGATTTAGATATTCATTTACTTTTTGTTCTATATTTCTTATAATATATTGACCTGCTGTAGTTACAGCACTTGCTTGTGCTATATCATAGTATCTAAAGTATTGATTACCAATTGCACCATAACAACTATTCAAAGCAATCTTTCTTGCCCATTGTATATTATGACATCTAGCAATTTCTTTTTTTAATTCGTTTGTTGGATTCTTTTGATATTCTCTTTGTGCCTTTAACTCACGTTTCTTATATATCACACGGTCTTTATAAATCTTTTCAATCATTTCAGGTAAGAAACCTTGACTATCTCTTTTGAACATTGCACCGTTAGGTGTTATACAAGCGTCTTTATCTTTTAAAAACTCTAGGGGTGTCTTCTTACTCAACATTTTATTCACAGAAACACCAGATGAATCAACACCTAATATCTTTTCGGGAGAAATATTATATTGTACAATAATATGTGGATAAAGAGAGTTGATATCAAAAGACACCACCCAATGTTGCATACCAAGTTTAGGCTCTTTTACATAAGCGCCTTCATACTTTGTATCCTTGGAATGTTCTTCCCTAGGAGGTATACAAATATTTTTTTCCATCAAATGGTTTGCGATTAATGTATCCCAAACTCTAACCTGTGAAAAAATATCGTTATAATTTACTTTAGTTTCATATGCAAACGTTAAAGATAAATCAATTAACCCTAATTTATCTTCTAATGCGTCAACAATTTCTACGTCTTGTATATTATATTCTACAAATTTTTGAAAATCTTTTGTATAAAAATCTTTAAAAGTGTTATATGGATTTTCACGTTTACCTTGACCTAATTCAACTTCACCTATAAATCCTAATCTATAACTTTCTTGTCTTGCTGGTATAAACCATTTATACAAATCAAGATAATCTAACATAGCAATACCATACAAAGTATAATACGTATTAGGTCTACCTCGTATAATAATTTGTTCACTTGTTATTAAATTCCAAGGCGACATACGATTTGCAACTTTAGAACCTACAAGTAATTTTATCCTATTCATTAAATAAGGTAAGTCAAAAAATTTAGTATTCCAACCTGTAATAACATCTGGATAATTCTTTAACCAGAATTTCATAAACTCCATTATTAAATGTTTTTCATCTTTACATTGAATATAAGTTACATCTTTTCTATCTGTTTTAAATTCACCAACACCCCAAGAT